CACGAAGTCGTTGAGTAGTCAAAGCCATTTCAGACATTGATTTACGAGCACTTTCAGCAATCTTCATTGCCAAATCAGGGGCAGTTCTGGCATATTTCTGAGCAACTCTCAATTGTTGTTCAGGGTCACTTGGGTCAAGCTCACTCAAGATTTGCTGTTGCAAACCAATCATCTGCAACTGAGGGTCTTTGCCACCCAAAGCACCACCAACCACATCACCTAACTGTTGACCTCCACGATAGAAGCCATAGTCTGCTTGTTGCATAGGCGACAACTGTGCAAACGCTAATGCACGATCACGCATTTCTTTTTGACGACCTTGAAGATATTGCATCTCTGCCGCACGAGATATTTCAGGACTAAACATTCCACCCACAACAGATGAAGGTTGGTTCGCCATCAATGGTTCAAAACGAAAAGGTTGCTGTATATATGGGTCAGGTGGGTTAAGTGGTATATTTAACATCCCAGCAGGGGATAAACCAGAAGTACTAGGTTTGATAAAAAATTCTTCATTAAATCTTCTTCGTGCATTTTCTATGCTTGTAGTTACTGGATCAGTAACTTCTTGTTCAAAGGGTAAGTCAGTATTTGCCATGATTTAATAACCTCCTCTATTTCCAAATGGGCTTTGAGTCAAATTCCCTTGTGGCGTTGCTCCAAAAATATCAGACCACTTTATTCCACCTACAACTTTTTCTAACCCTTGTTGCACATAAGGATTGTCAGCAAGTCCCATCAATGCTTTACCAACACCACTACCAGCCGTACCTTGAATAGCCCTTGCCGCACCTTGCCCTCCTGCTAACAAGAACTGTCCTACATTGCCACCAGCAGAAGCCGACCGACCACCCAATTCCATACCTAATTGCAAAGGTTGTTGTCCAAGTTCTTCAATAGCAGAACCAGCACCCAAATAAGTTGTGAATGGACTCAAAGCACCAACTTGACCAGCTTGATACTGACTCATCAAATCAGCACCAGTGCCAAACAACCCTGCGCCAAATGCCACATTTCTTTGACCAGCTTCTTGCGCCTGTGAAGCCAATTGCAAGTCTTGTTGTGCCAATGAGTTGTAATAGGCTTCCATCTCAGGAGTAGTAGCACCCAAACCACCAGCACCACTTGGGCGCAATCCTGTAGCACCTACAGATAAGCCACCACGACCTGTTTGGAACAACTGGTTTTGCAACTGGGCATATTGACGCTCACGGCTAGGCGCAAGCAAGTCTTGTTGTTGTTGAATGTACTGAGCCGCTACTTGTTGTGGAGACTGCTGTAGGTATTGCTGACCCAATCCAAACAGTCCTTGAGCCCCTTGTTGAAGCGGAGCATACTGTTGACCAGCCATCTCAGCTTGAGTTAAAGCACCGCCTGTCAAAGCCTGTAATCGATCTTGATAGGCTTTTAGTTCAGGAGAAACTGTGTAACCAGCACCAGTTAAATAACCGCTTGGGTCAAACTGAAACTGAGAAGTGCCGTAACGAGTGGTTACACCAACAGGGCGAAACTACACCTACAGGGCGAAACTTAGCCGCTTCAGCCGCAATTCGTGCAGACTCAAGTTGAGCTTGTGCGGATTGTCGTGCCGCATCTCCAGCGGCTTTACTTTGCATCGAACCGCCAAGCAGTGATGCACCCCCCATAATTGCGGCGGCGGCTATAGGCATATCAATCTCCCTTAATCAAAATTTCATCCACTTTAGACGGGTCTTTCTCGTCAGTGGCGTGAATACAAAACCAAACACAATCTGTTATCGCTTTGACTCCATGAGTCAACCCTGCTTTAATTTCAATACACGCTGGTGCTTCAACAATATCAATCTCATTTCCACGCAATACAGCAACCTTGCCCTGTGCCAATATCGACAAGTGGCTGAAGTCATGCGTATGCTTCAAGATAGCCATGCCAGCAGGGAAACATGACTGCTTGGCATACAGCCCATCAGAGAAGTGATGCAATATTTCAGGATTTTTCATGCCGTTCTTTTCCAGATGTACACAGTAATGTAGGGTTGGTAGTTAGCATTTGTGCCACTTGAACCAGTTGTGCTGTTTGACACAGTAATTCCTGTAGAAGCAGTAGCTGTTGTCGTGCTAGTAGCAGTCTGGGTAGAGTTAAAATCTGGACCCGATGTGCTTCCAAATGCAAAGGCAGTACGACCTACATCATCATAAGTATGTGAGTGAGGTGTCTCTGAAACTGTTGCAGTGTGAGTGTGGCTAACAGTAATTGCATCTGCACTACCACCAGTTTCTTCCGCAGTGTCAAACAGTGCATTACCCGCATCAAAACCAACCATGACACGACCAGCACCAAATGCAGTCCATGTACCAAAGCCAAGCAATGTCGCAGGGTTAGTGCTAACAGAAGCATTTGTGTAGATTGAACCTACTGGATACAACAAAGCAATTGCCGCTTGAACAAAAGCAGTGGTGGCTATAGTGGTTGTATTACTGCCAGAAGATTGAGTAACAGCAACCGTACCTGTTGGCAATGTTGGCGTACCAGTAAAGGTAGGACTTGCCAAGTCTGCCTTGGTCGCAACAGCAGTAGCAATGTTGTTGAACTCAGTATCAATCTCAGTACCTTTGACAATCTTCAAAGGATTGCCAGAAGCTAAAGCATCCTTGGTTGCAAAGTTCGTACTCTTGGTGTAATTGGACACAATCTTCTCCTTTAACTCAGTTTGCCTTGTTTGGCAAGAATCTCAATCTTTTGAATCGACAAAGCAGTTCCATTGATGTCAGTTTCATAGCCTGTTTGCACAATCTTGCCAGCACCAGATGCCGAAACAGTCAATGTTTGAATAGCAACACCATCAGAGTAGTAAGCAATCGTTGTGGCATTTGCCCCATACTCGGCAATACCGTAGTAATAAACATCTTGCTCTGGAATCGTTGCGTTGTCAGACAAGTAGTTAGTTTTGAAGTCAAAACCCCACTTGAATGTCACTGTTTGGTTTGTGCCACCAATCACAACCGTAGATAACTTTTTCAAGATTGAAGTCACATTCTGATTGCCAAGATCAGCATGATTTGTGTAGTACAGCATCCGATAGGAATCGGTGTGGTCTTGGTAAGTGTTGTACAACGCCACATAACCATTCTGACCCAACAACAAACTACCATCACGCTTAGACAACAAGGCTGTAGGCGTAATCGAATCCCAAACTGTTACCCTAGACGCACCATCAGGCAAATAAGCCTTGGTATCAAACACCCAAGTAGTGTCAATGCTTGGAGTCACCAACAAATAAAACGCCTGTTTCTCACTGTAAACAGACTTGATGTTTGCCATTGTCTCGCCAGCTACCGTACCCATCAAGTCATTGCGAATGTTCTTAGACAAGTCTCTTTCAGGCGCAGACTTCTCTTGAATCGTTCTCATCAACGATCTGACACCAGAGTTAGACAAGAAAAGCACATCAGTGCTAGTGGTTTGAATACTGTCTCTGGCAATGCAACCAATACCCTCTACAGTGTCGCTCAACTGCATGGTTGCAGGGGTAGTGGCATTGGCATACACCAAGATTTGACGCTTACCAAAGATGAACAAGAAACCATTGTGTGCCGCCAAACCAGTGATCTGGTCTGAACCATTTACCCACACCCTTGATACATCCAAAGAACCAGCAGTTCCTGTTGACCAAACATGACCAGCAATCAAGTCACTGAAGAAAACAGTTGAGTTGTCGGAATTAGTGTTTGCCGCCCACAACCTACCAAATGCAGAAATCACAATGTCTGCATCAGGCACTGTAGCCACATACCCTGTCTTCTCAGACACCCTACGGTATGTCGTTGTGGATACAGCAGGGTCATAGATCAGTGCGTTAAAGCCTGACTGAAAGAAATAAGTGATCTGATTTAAAGAGGCACATTGCCAATTGCTTGCGGTAATGGTTGGTGCAGTACCACCACCCCCGTAGGTCAATTCCACAACATTGTTTGACCCATCAAGTTTAAACAACTTATTGTTGCCAGCGAAAAGAACAGTCAATGTGCCATCTTCTTGCACTAACTCATGGATGACCTTGACATCATTTGCACCAAGGTTTCCTGAAGAAGCATTTACCCTTGACCAACCTTGTCGTGAACCAATACGACCATACTGGTCAATGATGCAGTTTGTCGCAACCAAGGCAAAGCCAGCATTCAAATCAAGAGGCGAGTCTTGAGTGTTCAACCCATAAAAACCTGGGGCTGAGATGCTGTAGGCTTGAATCTGTTGGCTCATATCGCAACAAACTCCCCTGTGTCTGGGTAACGAGTGCCTTCTAAAGCAATGTGGTCAGAGAGCATTGACTTGTACAACAAATACGCTTCAGATGAAGACAAACCACCATCCTCACCACGCTCAACCAATGCCCTTGCATAAGCATTTTGAGCCACCAACACATCAGGAACAAGAACACTTGTACCATCAGCAGAGAGTGTGGCTTGAGGCACTGTCAATGCAAACTTGATTGAATAAACACCATCTGGTATTGGAAACAAACTGACCTTTGTATCTCCATTCCCATCTACACCATCAAAGGTGAATTCAGTTGGAATAGCGTTGACCAAAGGCAAGAAGTTTTGTTTGCGGTTCATGTCCACAAAGCTAATGTTCATCATGCCAACATTACTTGTGACATTGATGGCATCTTGAATCTGAAACTTTTGACCAGCACCAGTCAAAGAATATGACGGTGTACTCGCAACAGTAGTCACAGTAATTGTCTGACCCAAAACATTCCAAGCAAACGCATCTTCAACTTGACGCTTGGCATCATTGACAAACTTGCCAATCAAAGTAGAGTAAGTTGTTTCGGCATTGGTAGATACAGTTGTTTCACGCAACCGAATCAATACATCGTTGATGAGTTCTAGGTAGGTCATTGTCTTGTCAATCCTATTTGTTCAAATGTGGCAATAAAGCTAAATGATGAACCAGATTCAGTAGTGATTTTGAGTTTGTCACCTTCTTCTAAAACAATGTATGCGCTACCATCAAACTGA